CTAGATTGCTCTTGTGCATCATTGCGATGCCAATTAGTTTTTGTTTGCCACTGTATGTCTGTGGCTTGTGTCTCTTAGCACCAGCATCTTTCCACTGCGTGGGTTCTGGTGATGAGACTCTGCTGGTTACCGATTGAGAGTTTTTGCCGGAACTCACCACTTCACTACCAAATGAAACTCTGAACTGTCTAGGATCTATGTCGCGATCAGGATTGATGCCAACCTTCTTCAACAGTTTGCGTTGTTCTGCAAGTGCCCTGTCACGAGCCTTGCGTTGTTTTGTGTTCAGTTTGTAGTTTGTCTTGCCATGATTGATTGTGGTCATGCCACGTTGTAGATGCATTGTCATTGATCCAACTCCACGTTTACTCGTTTGATGTGTTCGAGTGATTCATCGTCGGCGCCCAGTTGCCTGTCTATCGCTATCTTTAGGAACTTGATCCAACTGCCCATGTCACGTTTGAATGCACGATCGTTCACGTCGAAACCTTCGTTGTCGATCATCTTCAATATCACATAAGTCATGTCTTCTAGTAATCTCTTGCTCTTCGCATCAGCAGATTCTTGTTTGTTGGGGAATTCTATTATGTTGTCCATTGTTATAGTATAGTTTCTAAATGGATTTTGTCAACTGTTTGTGTAGATCATTGATAAAATTTTGGTAAAATATCGGTGATCTACGATCTAAGTACTCGATACAGGCCGCATTTGGTAAATTTACGGTGGTGTGAGGCTTAGATTTGGTATTCCATATGTGGTACTCCTTTTCAAGGTCATCTGATACAGGATCAATTCGGTTGATGTATGACCACAGTTTTCCATACTGCACCGGACCTTTCAAACGTGACAGAATATATGGATCATGTGGATCAGCATTGTGCGCCTCTATCTGTCCTTTAAGTTCAAGAGGATCAACGAACACATGATTCCAAACTTTGTTCTTCTTGTGTTCTTCGATCTTCTCCCTACTTTCAGGATTGTCAGCATAGATTACAACATAAAATTTTTCACAGGATAAAGTCTCCAATTGATCTGGTTTGAAATGTGTTGGGACCACATGCCATTTGTCGTTTGGTAGATCATCGATGATAGATTGTAATTGTTTTTGTTTGAATGCATCATTTCTGCTCAACCCTTTTGTGACGTCTCTGGTTATTGTCCTTGTGCCGACGGTCTTGCTTACAAGATCATACACATTTGATAAGTTGCTGATGTCTTTAGCCATACCTTCTCCACCAGCACCTTGGTTGTAACAAACAAATATCATTTTACTCATTGAACTTATTTAATTTATGTTCTATGTCAAAATGTAATATTTCACTATTCATTTTCTTTGCGAAGTGTACTGCAAATTGCTTATTTGGTAAATTATTTCCATTAGTGAAATCATGAAGTGCATAGGATTCACTATTTTTGTAATAATCATATATCACAAAATCTCTATCAAAATTAATTTTATCTAACATGTTCATATAAGATTCTGATCTCACATTCTTCCAAGGAATAAAATAGCCTTGCAATACTGTCAAGGGTATTTGTTTATCTCTACATAGCATGTCTAATAAAGTAAGTTTAACAATTATGTTCTGTAGTTCTAATCTTTCGCTGTAACACCATTTGTAATAATCTTTTTTGATGTTTGAACTCTTACTAACACTGCTCGGCCAAAGACCTTCCCAGGTAAAATTTCTCATGCTGTCTGTCTGTAGCAGACGTTGCCTGTGTTTATACTCGGTCCCGGATACATCTATTTCAAGTTTGCCCAGTGACGTTAATTGACAGACCACGTGGTCAATTTGTTGATCCCAAATGCAGAGTGTGTCTATAGTTTTATTAAGAATGTATTCGTTAGACACAGCAGGTCCTCCAGCATCAATGATATCGATACCACATACCCTCAGCACTTTGGTCCAACTTGCCCTGTCTTGGCGGAGAAATGTTATGCCACAACCGCTAGTCAAGATGCTTGACATGAACTTCTCCTTTTTGATAATGATCGATTGAATGGCTTTTACTTTCAGGACACATACTGCAAATACTTTCTGGCTTGCCTATTGCATTTACAAATTTTGCAATGTTGCCTTGAATGTCTATCGGTGTGTATTCAAAACCTTTGGTGTTAGGCAAATCTAAAAGATTGGCAATAGGTGCACATTTAAACAGTTTGTTTTTATACATCACAGGTACATTGGGATTGCCACAGATGGCATGTGCTTTGGCAGGGTTACTGTTGAACGGCACCAGTTTGTTGTCCTTTTGATCATATGGAATAACAAATTTTCCAAACTTGCCCTTCCATATTTTCATGCCAGGACGTTGCCATTCGTACATGTGGTGACGTCCTTCTTCTCCATCTGAGGTCTTTGCAATGCTCCAGTCACTTCTTTGTTTAATGATAGACAATATGTTTTTTGTAATCATATCTTCGTGATCCAGTCTATGCACACTTACCTGTATTTCGAAAGGAGCAAAATCAAACCAAACTGCTGGATCTCGTCGCGACAATAGATATCCGTTTGTGATCAATCTAACTGTGACATCTGGCCATACTTTTTTCACGTATTTGATTATGTCAAATAGTTTATGATGCAACAAAGGTTCTCCTCCGAACATTGTCAATATGGCGGGTGTTATTTTCTCTTTCCATGTATCGATAGATTCGATGATATCTTTGTATGGCATCACACCCTTACGATCAAAATCACTTAGGCTGAGACAGCCTTTGCAGGCTAGATTACAGGCGTAGGCTATGTTGAGGTCAAGTCTTCCAATCTGATGCACTGATTAATTATTGGTAGTTTGAACATTGTGATTAGAAATCTATTTGCTGTGCGGAAAGTGGGACGTTTGAAAATTTTTCTTTTGACAATTTTAACCTTGGTCCATGCTGTCGGTGGATAATTTCCATTGTTCCAAATCTCGTACCAGTCACCATCGCCGATTTTACAGTAACCAACACGGGCAGGCCACTTCTGCTTCTTCCAAGCATCTTTTGATTTGAATCTACTAAACAAGTTTCCTCCAGACTTATTTAAAGAATAATCTATTAACGTTATGTTACTGAGTGTTACTAGATTTTCTCTCCTACTTCAAAGCCTCTGAATGTTTTAAATCTTGGAAACCTTAAACTGTACTCATCTATCGAGTCTTGGTTTTTAGTAATAGCATCCGCCCTTACTTCTACTAATTGATCAATAATGTCACCCTTGTGATGCCAAAATGATTCTCGCTGTTCATCTGATAGACCAGATCCAACGTTTACTTTGATCGACTTGCCATCGTCGACTCCTTCACATATCAAAGCACCAAGTTTGCCTACATTCCTACCTGTACCTTCCTCAGTTGCTGTGACTGTCAATGTGACTTCTATGAATGGTTTTGCTTTGAGCATGAAGTGACTTCTCTTACATTCATACAAAGCATCAACATCTTTTATCATGATGCCTTCTAATCCACGATCCAGTGCCATCTTGTTGTACTCCTTGAATGTCTTTTGTCCTTCGTCTGTGTCAAGGTCAACTTCTTTCTTCTCAACCACGATCACATCTCCCGTTACTTCGTTGCCAAATATATCTAACAACTGTTGATGTCTTTCTCTACAGGTCTTTGTGCTCTTGCCTGCCTGGAATTCTGCTAAGGGCAATGTGTCGAACACAAAAAATTCTGTGTCGTCTGCCTGCACATTGTCTTTTCTATGTACCTGTCTCATAAGTTTCTGGAATGAACTAGAAACGATCTCGCCATCTATGACGATGCCTGCTTGTTTAGATTGCTCACCCAGTTTGTTCTGTAGTTCTTTTTCTATGTTGCTGAAGTTGTGGAACTGTTTACCATTGCGTGAGTAGAGTGTACAGATACCGTTCAGTATGATTGCAATCACTCGTACACCATCCAGTTTGAAGTCTAAGAACTTCTTGCCAATCATTTTCTTTTCATGGTTTGCAGAATCATGTGCCAACATGCAAGTAAACACTGGGATCTTGAATTCATCACGTTTGGTTTTCTTTACCACTGAGTTGATTGTCTTTTCACTCATGCCACATTTGAGATCCTTGATCAGTATCCTTCTGTACCAATAGTTCCAATCATCAGTTGTTGATTGATTCATTGCTTCTAGTATTGCATCTCTGGCATCATGTCCTGTGAGTGTTCTATCTCTCAGTTCAGTTGCCAGGTCAACAAATTCACCAAAGGACAAACCTGGGCCATCTGCTTCTGCTTCAGGAACTTGTTTCACACCATATGTGATCAATGGATCAAGTGCCATCCTGCATCCTGTGAAGAAGTTGGTGTTGTCATTTTCTATTTCACGCCTAATGATTTCTTCTTTGAACAATCTTGAGTTGTTTGATTCTATCTCTTTGATAATACTCGCACTATGCATTCTCAACCTCTTTCTGTTTGTCGTTAACTATGTGTGGCCAACTTGATACTATACCGATATATTCTTCGTCTACAGTTTCCTGCTGTAATAATTTTGTTGTAAGGTGTTGGAAACTTGATGTTGTCTCACCTATAATCTTGAACAAGTATATTTTGAAATGGTCTTTGATCTTTTCAACCACTTGCTCATCTGTGTCAGTCATTTCAAAATGTTTATAATAGTCCTTCACTCGCTCTGCTGTGGAATATGCTCTGTTGTAATCCACAACTGAACCATTCCATTCATAGGCCAAAGGTTTGCCTGTGATGTCTGATTGCTGTTTCAACATACTGGCAATCATGCATTTATCTTTTTTGGTTACCCAGCCATACACCTTGATCACCTTGTTGGCAATGGCGATAACCTTGTTTGTGTTGTACTCTATACTGTCCATGCTAATAATACAATACCCATTACTATTGCGATCATTGTGATTATGAATGATGTTAACATTGTGCAATCTCCTCTAGTCTGTCACAGTCTCTAAAATATTCCATCAAGTCTTCTGTGTTCATTTCTTGTGCTGTGTCGGTGTCCTGCATGTTCTCCTCTTCTGCATGATCCTTGTCATCCATCTCAGGATACAAAGGTGCTTCACAGTGTTTGTACTCACTGCCGATCACTTTACCTTCTTCGTTTGTTAAAATTTTAGTGCGATATTTTCTTGCTTCGGTGTCAAAAACTACACCATTCTTAAGCACACTACCTTTACCTAGATCTACTATTGACATATACTCTCCTTGTTATTCATAGTTTATAATAGCATTTTTGCCAGATCTGTCAACTCATTTAAGTTGTTGAAATATAAGGATTTTTTAGTGTACTGATGCTTCTTCTATGAAGAAATGCTTCATTTCTTGGCTCACTTGTCGCCTGGTGTCGTCATCTGTGTCCTGTGCGAACATCCATTCGTATGCCTCTTTCTCCGCTTCATCTTCTGTTTGGAAAATATTACCAGTGTATTTGATCCTGTGATCACCTTGCTGTTGGTAGTACACAAATCCATACTTGCCATCTTCTTTGTAGGTGACAATGTAATCTTCTGGCAGAGGGTTTTTGGTTGAAACTCTTGTGACCTTCATACAGTAATTATGCTACCGCCAACGACTTACGCATGGATTTGACTTTGCTTACAAATGCGTTCCAATTGATGTGTTTGACTGGTCCACGTTTCATAACCTTGGGGATGAATCCGGATTCTGGTTTGACTCTGAAGTACTGCACACCCGAATTCACTGTGAGCATCTCTTCCCAGTCCTGGTAGAATCGATCATATGCGATGTCGTCCTCGAAAACTTTCCTGTAGTTGTCAGTGCTTTTGTACATGTTGTTGGTCAGTCCGTTCGCGTTTGGTTCTAGGTCATGTCCTATGAGGAACACTTGGGTGGCGCCGTGTTGCACTGCCAAGTGTGCGGCAGACGTGCCTGCATTCCATCTCCTGTTCTTTGGAATTATTTTTACTTTCGATCCCCACTGTTTGGGATTGCGATACCCAGTCCACACAGGATAGTGATCTGCGTACTTGTGTTTGTCTTTGGCTATTTCGTCCAGCATCTTCGGATCAATCACAACCAAATGATCTAACACCATGTCTCTATACATTGCATTACAACCGTAATGTGTGCCTAACTGTTTCATGTCTGCCCAGAATGTGGCATACATCTTGTCTGCTCTTCTACGGCTCTCGCCATTGCCCCACACAAAGGCTGTGTTAGATTCTGCGTTTGAGATCATTTATGATTGCTTCTTTTTGTTTCATAATTTGTTGTTGCTGATATTCTACCACAAAGTCTGCAAACTCATCTGCAGATATAAATTCAAAGTTAGGCCATTGTGACCATTCCTCCGGTATCTTCCAACCCTCTGCATTCACTTGGAAGAAAGTTGTATTAGGAAAGTGTTCGAATATTTTAGACATTTGATACACCCAGTAATGATGTGGAACTGCATGTCTTGTGGTCGACCAGTAGTTGTCGGTGTCTTTGTAGATGTTGTTGTGTAGTTTTTGTCCTTCACCAGAACCATACAAATCAAATCCCAGCAAGAACACAGTCTGTGCTTTCTGCCCCACCCAGCCTCGCCAACTATTGTTGAGTGCCACTAGTGTGGCGAATTGTCCTGTGCCCCAATGGAAAGGATCATCCATCCTGTCCTTGCCTTCGTAAGGCAAGTCAGGTACTGGTAGGAATTGATGTCTCTTGAAAGAGTCCAACCACATTGGCCTTGTGTATAATGGATACGGCACCTTGTTGTCTTTGTCTCTGAGGACTTCCACGACCATCTTCTTGTCAGCACACACCAAATAGTCAGGATCCATATCTCTGTGTACTGCATTACAGCCTACAGTCAATCCCAAGTGTTTGGTAGTGTTGATGTCAAAGCCTGCACGACTTTCACCGTTGCCAATCACTGTTGCAATTCTTGTTGCCATACAGTAATTATTCTGGACGTTTGTCTATGATTTTATCTATAAGACCAAACTCTAATGCTTCTTGCGAAGTGAAGAACTTGTCACGTTCCATGTTCTTTTGGATTGTTTCTATATCTTGCCCAGTGTGTTCAACATATATCTCATTTAAACGTTGCTTGGTTTTGAGTATTTCTTGTGCATGGATGTCTATATCTGTTGCTTGTCCTGAGTATCCACCTGATGGCTGATGTATCATTATCTTCGCATGTGGTAGGGCAAAACGTTTGCCTTTGGCACCTGCTTGGGCCAGCAATGAACCTGCACTGCATGCCTGTCCTATTACTATGGTGGACACATCACACTTAACAAATTGCATGGTGTCATACATCGCTAGTCCAGATGTTACATAACCTCCTGGAGAGTTAATGTAGAAGTTGATATCCTTGTTCGGATTATCTGATTCTAAGAACAATAGTTGTGCTGATACCAACGATGCCACTGTGTCGTTGATTGGCCCAGTCAAAAATATTATTCGTTCTTTGAGTAGTCTGCTAAAAATATCATATGAACGTTCACCCTTGGACGTCTGCTCAATGACTATTGGTACTAATGAATTTTCCATATGTTTATAATAGTTTAGTATGTGTTAAATGTCAATAGAGGTAATCAACTATTTCTGGTACAAAATCTTTTGCATCTATTTTCCTGAAGGCGTCTTGTGTTTTCATTTTGTCTTTGAATCTTCGCAGGAGAATAGGATCACACGGCATATTCACTGTGTCTACTAGTGGTTGTAAGAATTTTGCATACTTGCTTTTGGTAAATTTTTCTGCAATTTGTTTCTTACAGTCTTCTGGTAAAATGTTAGGAGCAAGTTCTTCTGGATCCTGTATAATTTGATAAGTCCAATCAGTCATTGACCAATGTCTTAGGTTCCACTCGATTATCTGATCGAAATAAAACACATTCATATTACTGACAGTGCTGTACACTGACAGTTGAAAGTTAGGGATAAGTTTTAATCTGTCTATTGTGTCTAACGTTTTGGTCCATTTTCCCGGCCAACGCATGTATTCAAACACTGGTCCGATACCGTCTATGCTACAAGAAATCATAACCCGCTTAAACTTGACTAATAATTCCATTAGCCGAGGCATAGGCAACTGTTGTATGTTAGTGGTGTAAACTAATGGCACATCTGTTTTACCCATTTGTATCATACGTTCCAATATTGGATAATGATTAGTGTCGATGAATGGCTCCCCGCCCAGTATCTCTAGGTTGTCTAAATGCATCAAATCTTCATCTTTTATTCTTGAAACATCTACTTCCAGTACTCCGGAATATTGCTTGTTGTGGTTATTGTTCCATTCAGCATACCATTTTGTGCTGTCATGTGGGCCACATGATTTACATGCCAGATTGCATAAATTTGATGTAGTAACCTGTAAAGATCTCAGTATGCCATTATGTCTTTCTGCGTACAGGTCCTCTATACTCTTTTTGCTATTGTGGGACAAGAGTTTATTGTCCTGTTGTCTTTTGCTCGGCACGCCTTTGGCTTCACTGATCCAGCATGTCGAACAGTATTTTGATTTGACATCGTTGTCAAAGTCATTTCTCAACCTTTCATGTGAGTATTCAGCATCAATATTAGTAAGCCAACAACAAGGAAAATCAGACTTGCGTCTTAGACTTTTTTGATAGAAAGGACTTGCACACCAGGTTTTCATTTTAATACTTTTAGTAGTATTGTATCTGAATTTATCCTTCCATTTGCTTTTGTTTCTAGTGTTTTGATACCGTCCCACATGTTACGCAGAGCGATTTTGCCATCTGTTGTAATAATCTTTGACAGTATCTGTTCTGGTTTACGCACAGTCTTAGACACACTCGCACCTGTGTCAAAGTCTTTAAGTGTGGTGCCTTTGATCAGTATGCCGTTTCTGCTGATTGCGTTGTATTGGGCCAACTTTCTTGTTTTGGTGTTGAAAACCCATACTTGCTGACATCTCGGAATAAGAATCGGATCCACACTTTGTAATTTGTATTTGCTGTCGTTTTTTTTGTATTGTAATTTTTTGATCATGCGTTCTACTGACATCGCACGAGGCTTCCTTGCTTTCTGCTCGCCTTGTTTGATCTTGCTCCAACGTTCCAAATCCGATATGGCTTGGTCGTGTATTGAAATAAAGTCTTTCATCTCTTTGGCGCTGTAACATTCGAAGGCTTCGAATAGGTCTTGTTGTTCCTCAGTACGTTCATCACTTTTAATGCTCCTTGCTTCTAGGCTGGTTGTGTATTCGTAACGCAATGACTCACACTCTGGCAATAGTTTAGAACAGTACGCACGGGGCATGTTTTGTTCTTTGCAGAAATCATACACAGTTTCGACTTTGATCCCTTCGATGGTGCAGTCTATGATGTCACGCACATCAACAAAGTACTCATCCGTCTGTGCTTTCATCCTTGCTTGGATATCTACTTTTGGTTTTGCTTTCTTTGGTTGTTCTTTTACAACTTGTTTTTCTGTTGTCTCGGTTGGCCAGATGATCCCTTTCTTAGATGATACGGATTCACTTTTTGGTTCTTGCTTTTCTTTGTGACTAAGGTCTCGCAAGAATTGTGGAATGTCTAAAAGGTCTTTATCTTTTTTCATATTAGAAATATTTTTTAACATGTTTATATAACAAAGGTAAAGAGTTTTCTATGCTTTGGCTCCTGTGCCGGTCATAAAGTTTTGTCACTTGAACGAATTGATTCATATGTTTTTCCACGTTTTCTTTTGTATCTTGTAACATCTTCAACAAGGTGTATAGTTTTTTATACAGTGTCGGTTGCTTACTAATATCTAGTGTAAAACATTCTTTCACTTTGTCAATCGCTTGTTTTCTTACTGCCAATGGTAAAGTATCAATCCTATAATGCATGGGAAAGTCTAATAAAATTGGTGTCACTTCTACCTTACGTCTTTTGTTCAACTGATCGAAATATTCAAGATGTTCTTTGATGTAAAACAAATTGTAGATTTGCCAACATGGTGATACCATTAGGTCTGCTTTGTGATTGTTTTCTATGAAGTATGTGATGTTTTTATCTATTGCTGTCCATTTGCTGGGTGCTCTGATGTATTCCTGCACAGCACCCACACCATCTATGCTCATTGTTAGGTCAACTTTTTTGAACCTATCCATAAGTTGCACAAAACGTTTTTGAACGTTGGTCATGTTGGTGTTGAATTTGATTTGTATTTGATCTGCCTGTCCTTGGTCAACGGGATAATTGAGGTAATCATACATGGATTGCAATAATGTGGGCTCACCACCTTTGAGGTAGATTCTTTTGATGTCTTTAAATTGGTCGTAAAGTTCGTTCATCAGTTGATTGTTTTTGCCGTGATCTATTATTTCTAGATCATCTTTTTGGAATCGCATTAATTCATGGTTAACGTCCCATCCTTCTTTTTGTATTATGCTCCATTGTTCCTTTGCAAGTTCACTGCTTAATCCACTAAAACACATTCTACATTTAAGATTGCACAAGGACGAAAAGTTTATATCAATCGACACAGGTTCAGGACAAGTACCTGTCTCTTGCCATTGTTCAATTGTGTTTTGTATGTTGGGTAAGTCTTTATGCCTTGACCAACCGTTGTTCTCTTGTTGTCTAAGACTTGCTGTGCCATTACGTTCTTCGTCATAACATGCTTGACAGCCTGCAACAGGCTTGCCATCTAACATCAATGATCTAATCTGATTCATCTCATCCGACTGCCAAAAATTTTGTATGGTGCTGTTTTTTACATCAAACTTCTTGCCGGTCAATATTTTATCTGCATGAGGTGTCCAGTTACAGCATGGCCAGTATTCTCCACGCACAGGTTTGCCTGATGCTGTCACCATCATGTGGGTCCATGCATACACACAGAATGATTTGTTGTCGATGTTCACTGAATAGTTATGTGGACCTATTGTG